ATTATGTGTAAGATAGGTGAGGTAGTTGTTGTAGGTGGTGTACGTAGGTCAGCTATGATCTCTCTTTCTAACTTATCGGATGATCGTATGAGACATGCTAAGTCAGGTTCATGGTGGGAAAGTAATCCACAAAGAGCATTAGCTAACAACTCTGTTTCCTATACTGAGAAACCTGACAGCTTATCTTTTATGAGAGAGTGGATGTCTCTTGTTGAATCAGGTTCAGGTGAACGAGGTATCTTTAACAGACAAGCATCTAAGGTACAGGCTCTAAAGAATGGTAGACGTGACACTAACTACGAGTTCGGGACCAACCCTTGCAGTGAGATAATTTTAAGGCCGTCTCAGTTCTGTAACCTGACTGAAGTTGTAGTACGAGCAACAGATAATATTGATACCTTGTCTGAGAAGGTACGTCTGGCTACAATCTTAGGTACTATCCAATCTACATACACTAAGTTCCCTTACCTTCGTAAAGTCTGGAAAGATAATACAGAAGAAGAGAGACTACTCGGTGTGTCACTAACTGGTGTTATGGACAATCCGTTAATGACCTTGAAGAACAAAGGTTTAGATAAGACACTTGCTCACCTAAAGAAAGTTGCTGTAGATACAAATGCTACTTGGGCTAAACGTCTTGGCATCCCTGTAAGTACTGCTATCAGCTGCAATAAACCTAGTGGTACTGTGTCACAGCTAGTAGATAGCTCTAGTGGGATACATGCTAGACATTCTAAGTACTACATCAGGACTGTACGAGGGGACAACAAAGATCCCTTAACACAGTTTATGATTGATCAGGGTATACCTAACGAACCTGAAGCCTTTAAACCTGATCAAACTACAGTGTTTAGTTTTCCTATGAAGGCTCCTACCAATGCTATAGTTACAGCAGACATGTCAGCTATTGAACAGCTAGAAATGTGGTTAGCTTATCAACGTTACTGGTGTGAACATAAACCATCTGTTACTATTAACGTTAAAGGTGATGAATGGTTTGAGGTAGGTGCATTTGTTTACAAACACTTTGATGAAATGTCAGGTGTATCTTTCTTACCTTACAGTGAACATACTTATCAACAAGCACCCTACCAAGAGTGTGACAAGACTTATTACTTAAAGATGTTAGGTCAGATGCCTAACAAGATTGATTGGTCTAGGGTAGCTGAGTATGAGAATGAAGACAACACATCAGGTAGCCAAACCTTAGCTTGCAGTGGTGACAGTTGTGAGATAGTGGATTTAGTATAATGTTGACTTCAGTAGGAATATATATTACAATAATATTAGTCCTTGGTTCAATCCAAGGGTTAATATAAACAGAGAGGTTACCATGTATACAGTAATAACTAAAGATGAATGTCCCTTCTGTGGATCAGCCAAGGTTTTACTTGATAAAGTAGGCCAAGGTTACACAGAGTATAACGTACAATCCCAAAGTTCTAAGTGGATACTAACCTTACTGAAGAAAGCAAATGTTAAAACTGTACCACAAATATTCTCATCAGATGGTTCACTGATTGGTGGGTATGCAGAGTTAAGAGTATTCCTAGATCCAGAAACTACAGAAGGAAGAATATAATGGTTATGGTTAAGAGGCCTTTCAACAAGGCTTTGTATGAGGCTTATGATGGCAAGGCTAAAGATAGATTAGCTGCTTACCTTGAGAGTGTAGGACACACAATCGTAAGCACAAAGGAAGACTACAACGTAGATGTTGTTTCTCAGAAAGGTAACTACACATACTTCAATGAGGCTGAAGTTAAGACAGGATGGAAAGGTGATTGGAATACTAACTGGGCTGAGATAAGATTGCCTGAACGTAAAGGTAGGTTAGTTAAGCTTTACAAACAGCAGAATGGTGTGTTAAACTTCTATATCTTCAGAGCTGATATGAAACAGGCATGGAGAATTAAAGATAACTTACTAACTCAGGATGGGTTGAAGGAAGCTAAAGGTAGATACATTACCAAGGGAGAGAAGTTCTTCCATATTCCTTACACAGATGCTGAGTTAATTACTTTAGATAAGGAGGCCGCCTGATGGCTAAGTGGAACTTAGATGCACAACTTGATCACCCTATGATGGAAGAAACAGAAGCAGATGTTGTCAACCAACCACCTCACTACGGCAATGGTAAGATAGAATGTATTGATTACATGAAAGATAACATGGATCACATGATGTTTATGGGATACCTAGAAGGTAACTGCAAGAAGTACTTACATAGATACAGGTACAAACAGAAACCTTTAGAAGATCTCCGTAAAGCTAGATGGTACTTAGATAAATTAGTAAAGGAAATGGAAGGTGAATAATGTTTACCCCGATTATACTAATGTGTTACCTAGAAACAACAACCTGTATGACTTCTAACGATCCTGTAGTCTACGATAATCTAGAAGACTGTGAGTATAGTTTAAGGATTGGTGTACAGGAGTTACTCAAAGCTAAGGATTGGAATATAAAATCAGTCCAGTGTTTAAGTTGGTACATAGATACTTAAAAATAAATAAGCCCCTCGGATTTCTCCTTGGGGCTTTAACTTTATTTCTTTTTAGGTTTCTTTTTACGACTGACTACAATCTTACCGTCAACTTCTTTGACTAACATACCAGCCGACTCTGTTTGTCTTTTAAGTTGCTGGTATTTCTGAGAGTCTGTTAATTTTTTCTTTACCATTTTAGTAACCAGACTTCTTTTTCTTTTTCTTTTTAGGTGCAGCTTTATGACTTGCACCCTTCATTAGTTTACCATTGGGCATGTAGTGATAGCCCTTAGGTGCTTTCTTCTTTGGCATATTCTTTCCTCTCATTGTCTAGATGCCCACATGTTATCAACCATGTTAGGATATTTTCTACCAGCCTTAGATGCTCTAGCTCTAGCTTTCTTCTTCTGACCATCTGTCAAAGGTTTAGACTTACCTAAAGACTTAGGACGTTTTTTCTTCCATATAGGTTTCTTATCTGCCATTACCACTTCACCTTGTTTGCCCAGTAAGCTGCACTCATTGGTCCCTTCTTAATGTTCTTAGCATGACGTGCTTTGAATGCTTTATTTCTAGCTGATCCATCAGGACTACCCTTAACACCCTTCTGTCCAAAACGTATAGTCTTTATCTTGTCACCTTGTTTAGCAACTACAACGTGTGATTTAGTTGAATGACTAGGGGTAGCCTTAGGTTTATTATAACCCGATACTCCTGCTCTTTCTAGCCTTGGATCTTTTTTCTTAGCCATTCTATCCTCTTTAATTTAAGGGGTTGTCTACCAGTGAATCATATGCTTTCCATATATCATCTATTTCTGTTTGGTATTTGTCAAGCTTATTACCCAGACTATCAGTGATCCCAGTTGATTTCTCAACCTGACTACGTAAGTCAAGTAACTCTTTTTGTTGTTCCAAGATTGTTTGCATCTGCGTACTAATCGTTGACAACCTAGTGTTAAGCCCTCTAACATCATTATCTGATACCGCCTGTTCTATAGTTTGTATTCTTGAACTAAGTTCTCCTGCCTTAGTATCAAACGAACCTGACTTCTTTACAACTGTTTCTATACCTGACTCAACAGCATAGAACCTTTGTAATGTATCATATCCGTAGTAGATACCTCCACTAAGAGAACCTAGTATGGGCAGGGCAGCAGCTATGTACCACCCTTTGAATGTAAACCCACCAACTTTTACTTCTGCATCTTCTATCATAGCTATCCTTACATACCTGCTGAAGCTGATCCATGTTGTAAGATGTATGATGCAGCTCCATAAACATCATCAGCATCCTTCATGTCTTCTGTCAGGTAACCATTCCAACCTGTACCGTAACCTGTATCATCCCAAGCAATAACAAATTCGTCTATGCTTTGTGTATATGTGATAGCTGTATAAGAACCAATCATAATGTTGTTGTTAGCAGCATACGTATCAATACTAGCAGTCAACTCTGTGTTGTTTGCAGCAGCCATAAATGCACCAGCTTGTTGGGAGTACTCAGCTACAGCATCTAAAGCATTGTTGTAGTCTTCAACTTCTACAGCATCTATACTGTACTCATCTGTAGCTATCATCTCTTGCAGTGCTACTTGTTCAGGCTTTGTGTCAGCCTCTTCAGCAACCTCAGCAACAGATGTAGCAGTCATAAGAACAGATGTAGCATCCCCTAATATATCAACAGCTTCTACTAAACTATTCATTGCCGCAGTATGCTCTTGAATAAACAATTGATTAGCATTGGTAGCAGTAGCATAATCGTGTGTTAAGACACTATCTCTAGCATCCTCATAGGCTACTAGCATAGCTTGTGTAACTTTAGATCCATCTAATGCACCGTCTACTATTACACCACCAACCTCAGCATAGCCTACAGCACCTATACCTAAGTTCAAAGAAAGTTGTAACCGATTATCTATAATGTTTATAGTGTTAATCAGTGACTGTATCTTCTGATCCCCTGTCTGGCTGAAGTCCTCTGCGAGTACTCCTGAACCGTTCACTAAGACTGCGAGTGTCCCCGCCACTGTTAGTACTTTCTTTTTTATGTTCAATTGTTTCATCTGTTAAATCCTCTCCTATACGTAACAGCTTATTCCAAAACTTCTTATTGTCTTCATACCCAACGATAAACACGTCAGGGTTTTCTCTGTATTTATCTACTGCTTTCTTACCCATTAATAGTTTACCAGTTACAACATCCATAATAGGGCAAGGTGTGGATGCTAGTATCATTGCCTTGAATACATTAGGATCGTCACAGATAATACTTATCCCTGAAATCTGTAAACCTAAACCACCATACTGTTGAGGTGTACCTAGTAACCTACTGTTCTTTCTTCTGTTACAGTATTCATCTTGTTTCATTGTACCTTGTGAGTAACCAAACAAACTAAGCTGTATACCTGATGTTGTAGGTAACAAACAACTGTCATTACCTCCACCACCCATAACTGTAGGTGCTATGCTTGACATCACTGGTGCTGCTTCACCTGCACCTGTAGCATTGTAGTTGTTAGTCGTACTATCAGTATCGTTGTTACTACTTACAGTTGAGTCTTCGTAGTTGTTACTGAAGTCACCTAGTGTTACATCCTCAGCTAGTGCAATCGTCACCAAGGACAGCTTTAAAATCAGGATCTTGGCAGAGAAGCTTAGTAGCTGCCTCATGGTTACCAAGAAGGGATAGTGTTCGAGCATTTAAGTTTCTCTGACATTTAGGTTCATTGTTAGGACAAACAGATGGGTACTCTATAGTTGTAGATGAACAACCAGTTAGGATAACTAAGGGTAAGATCCACTTACTTATTCTTAGCATTCATAGCTTCCATCATTATACGTATGGACTTAATGTTCTCATCTATACGAGCTAGAGTTAAGGCTTGGCCTTGTACTACAGTCTCTAACCTTTCAATACGTACCTCTTGTCTGAGTATTTCCTTAGTGTTATTCTTTACGTTGTTATCTAAGGACGATACATACCAGACAAGGGCTATGGTTTGACACACTATAGCTACAACTAATGTAATGGGTACTGACTTAGAGAGATGCCATTCTGTGTCTTTGTTTATCATTTAGTAAAGCCTGCTCCGAAGTATAGGCCAACTATAGCTGACACAATGTGAGTATCCAATGGTGTTATAACAAAGCCAGATGCAGCTTGCCATCTTACAGTCTCGTTAGCACCGAGAAGCCAGTTAATTATACCACCCTCTACCTCAGTGTAACCTACAATCACGTTTATCTCAGGGTAGAATACAGCAACTAACTTAGGTAATACTATGATAGCAAACACAGCAGATAAGGCTATAAGCCTACGTGTCCAAGCAAAATGTTTGTCATTCTTACCAGCATCACGGGCTATGTTAACCTGTTCAGCATTAAAGTTAGCTCGTTCCATGAGCATCTTGTTGTTCTCTTGTTTAGCCTTCATGCTTTGTCCCCAGATGGACATGACCCCACCGAGAACGGTAGAGCCTAGCATTGTAATTAGTTCTAATGGTAATCCAAACATTTGTTTAATTCCTATTTACTAAAATAACTAAGTCATCATCTGATATATTTTGAGGTATTGTTACACCTTGTTGTGTAAGATAGTTTGTCATGGCTGTTCTGCTATTAGGTCCTATATCACCATCTGCTGTCGTCCCTGCTTTTTCTTGAGCTGCGTACTCATTACGTAACTCTAGCTCTTCAGCTTTTTCTCGCATACCAGCTAATTCAAGTAGGTCAATAACCTCTTCCCAACGATCTTCAGCTATTTCTCTTGAAGCACCAGAGTTAATATAGTCATTTAGTTTGTTGGTTGTAATAGTATCTACAGAGGTGTCATCTAATCCTGCATATTCTAAGAAAGCTAAAGCAACAGGAAGGGTATACTTATTATCATTAGCTAAGTCAGGATTACCTATCAGATCTATATTAATACCTTGACCTTGTAAGATATCTTGGACACCTTGGTACGTTGTTTTACCAGTAATTTGAATTAAACCTCTTCCTCGGTATCTGTTACCATCACCAGAAGCATAGTCTCCATTTCCATTTCTATTAGCATAAACGGCATTAAATATTTCTTCACCTGTAGCATTAGTTCCTAAACCTACAGCATCCATTCTAGCTTTCCATACTGGAATTCTAGCAGCTTGTGCATAAGGATAAGGCCTTTCACTAACAGGACCAGCACCTCCTGTTTCAACTGTTATAGCTCCTTTAAGTAAAGCCTGTTTGATAGGGTTTTTTACAGATGTCTCGATGGCTTTATTAGTTTTTGTAAAAGAGTAAGTTCCTGCTCTAGTAGTAATAGGTTCATTACTAGCTCTAGTTATTTCACTAATATTAGATATAGCATTTTGTTGCTCAGATGTAAGAGTACGATCTACAGGTGTTGTCTCTACTGTATCTATAGGTGTTGTGACAATCTCACCACTAGGTTCTGCAGGTGTAGCTGGAGCATTTGAATCAAAATCTATATCTTCTAAGGGTATCCCTAAGTTAAGAGTTTCACTTTCTATAGTTTCAATTATTTTTGCCCTATCAGTTGGGTTAAGTCCTATAACTTCAGGTATAACATCTAGCTCTACTTTAAGTTTGTTCGCCATGTCATTGAATTGTTTGAATCTTACAGGAATGTTTTTAACTTTATTAAGTTGTCCAACCATTCCTTTCCATAGAGAATTATCCAGTATTTCTGTAGAAGCTAAGAATGTATTATAAGCTGCAGTATCTGGAGAAAGCTGTAGTCTATCTCTTATTCTATCTCTTGCTCTAAGACCATCGTTTATTAAAGCATTAGTATCACCACCGTAGTATCTATCTACTATAGCATTCAGTGACTGCATACCCTTGTCGTTACCTGTAAACACAAAAGCACCTGTCTTACTGTTTAAACTAACATCAGGTATTGTTTGCATATTACCTGCTGCTTGCACACCGTAGGTAGTAGCTGATTTGTTTAAAGCTTTAGTCATCATAGCTTTTAAGGCATTGCCTTCGTCTTCATCTAAGCTTTTTATAATCTTAATATTAGTGTTAGAGAATAAGTTATCTAGAGATGCACCTGCTGGTTGGTTGTCTAGTGTAGAAAGAAGGTATGCTTGGTTTACTATACTGGTATTAAAAGCACTTACCCCTTCAGGAGTATTTGTTATCTGATCTGGTACTGATCCATACCCTTCTATTAACTTAGACTGAGCAGTAATTGTTTCTAATTTTTCTTCATTAGACATACCACTATACTTTTCTTTTAAAGATGTAGGCATTAGTAAGTCTTCTACTGTACTAGCAACAGGTTTTTCTTCTGGACCTGCACCTGTATACCACTCAGCTACAGAAGGATCTAAGTCTAAGCTTTCAAAAGATACAGTATTCTTAGAATACGTAGCTAATTCTTTAGTAGTCAAAGGTGCAATCTGAGCAGCTATTTTATTCATCATGTCAGGGCTGTTCATAGCTAAGATAGCTAAAGGATTATCTCTTGAAGTACTAAGTGCAATGTTAGCAGCAAAAGCTTTAGCTTGTGTAGTAGCATTCTCTAAGTCGTACTTCTCTATTGTATCAAACATAGCATCTATTGACTTTTTCTTTGTATCCATTTGCTCCCATAGGTCAGCATTACGTCCACCTGCTGGTTTACCAAAGGCTGGTTGAGATGTTAGCATAGTATATGAGGCTCTTATTGCAGCTAACTCATTTAAATCAAAGTTACCCTGATCTATTTCTACTTTAAGTATAGCTTCTAGTGTACTGGAAACATTATCTAAAACCTGCATGTTACCAGAGAAACCTTTTGAGAAGTTTCTGTTACCTTGTATTACTGAGACTTGAGCTGCTGAAGTATTCATCTGAAAAGAACCTACTGCTAATTGAGTAGCTTCTTCTACCGTAATTGGTTTACCTGCTTCTTCAGCTTCATCTAATTCTATTTGTATTAAACCAGATTTAGTAGCATTACTCTGCTCATTAAATAGATTAGTAGCTATGTCTATAGGTTTATCAGCTTGTACAGGTACAGCAAATATATCTTCTCCAAAGGTATTACTTACAACAGACCTTTGTTGTTCATTTAAACCTAAGTTAGAAAGAGGTCTCGCATACTTCTGAGATACTGCATCAGATGACATACCACTTGATAAGTCACTTTGAGCATTCCTAAGTAGAGTATTAAACTCAACTCTATCCCTGTCTGTTTGTGTAGGGCCTTTGACTGTAGTCTTTGGTCTAGTATTATATGATTTTAACAAGCCAGCACCTAAGTTAAGGGCAGTAGTAGCATAACTAGGATCATCTACAGGTTTCTCAAAAGCTGATGCTCCTCGTATATCTTGTTCAGGTCTAAATGCCATTCTCTATTCTCCTTGAGCAGCTTTTGCTGTTAGTCGGGCAGCTTCAGATTGCCCTTCAGTTCTTTTTAACATGTCAGTTATAGTATTAATATTGAGTATACCAGATATAAGTTTGTTCTGATTTTCTTGTGAGAACCCACCATCATAAATTAAGTCTAAAGCATCTTCATAAAGCTTCTCACCTTCTTTAATTTTATCTGGATCACCAGTTCTAATTAGCTCTAAGCCCTGATCAGCATACCTTTTTACTCTACTACGAGCATCTTTAAATTTAGAATCTTCTTTGTAAGATATATCTTTAGCATCGTAGTGATTTAAAACTCTCATAGGAGTAGCACCAGCAATCATAGTAGTTATTAAAGGAAAGGTAACTTCTTCCTCTGAGAACTCACCAGCTACACCTCTACGTTTACTACGATACTGTCCTGTTTCTATTAACTCAACAATTTTAGAGTACATATCTACAGACTTAACACCTCTAGTTAAGGTTTTAAAGTCTTCGTAGGCTACACTAAATCTTTTATTAATTAAACTATCAACAAGATCTCTAGTAGCCTTATAAGATTCTGTAAATATCTGTACTGATGGTCCACCTACTACTTCAAGTAAAGGATCTTTACCAACTAATTCAGAGTACTGTCTAACTATTCCATTTAAAGGAGAAATACGAGTACCTAGGGAAACATCTGTACCTGCCAATTTCGATAGTGCAAGGTCAAACAGACCAAACTTTACACGGTTTAAAATAGCTACAGCATTCTCATCTTCTGGATCTATACCTAAAGCAGCCATACCAGCAGTGAATTTAGGTGTTCCTCCCATACCTCTAAGACCAAACAAGATAGGGTTAATTGATGCTAGTCTAATTTTTTCCCAAAATGCTAAGTCTCTACCAATAAGTATATTATCAACAAACCTTAAAGAATAAGACTGCCACTGAGTAGCTAAGGCAAGAATAGAGTTTTCTTGGTAACGTCCTTTTTGTCCAGAGGTCATACGGAAAGTAAGTGCTTGCTCTCTGTTTGATACGTACTGGATACCCTTCTGAGAGAATACACCTTTAGAAACTCCCTTAGCATTGTGTTCCATAACAGCTACGGCTGCTGCTGTAATACGTCCGTAAAGTTCACCACCTTTAAAAGGGGTAAGCCCTAACTCTAAGGCTTCGTTTACAACAGTTTTACTACTATTAATAGCAGCTCCACTACGTTCTAGAGTAGTTGCACCTATAATATCTCTACCAGATTCTCTTATATATCTAACAGTGTCTGTCAGTTCTTGTTTAGACATTAGTAAAGCACCACCATTTTCTTTCATGGTAGTTTCTATAATGTTTGCAATGTCTGCATCCGCAGCTTTTCTAGTTTTAAATAGAAGTGCTGCAATAATTGGTACATTAGGTGCAGCTTTTAAACCGTACTTAGGAGATATAGCCATTATCTGAGCAACGTGAGATGCGTTAAGAACAAACTGATCTGGATTAGCTAAACCCATTTTCATGTGGAAGACTAAAGCCCTTGCTTTACCTGTTGATCCACTTATCCAATCTTCAGGTTTAGTCTTTAAACCTTTACCAAAGAAAGCACTGCTATCATAGATTGCTTCAGCAAATCTTTGAGCATAGATTGTGTAAGCATCTGTACGTTCCATAAGACCTAGACGACTTTTAATAGCTCTTTGCTGTTGCATCATCTCAGCATCAAGTTTAGTATTGTTACTTACCTTAGCTCTTCTAATAAAATCTTCAGGATTAAGAGGTACTTCTCCATCAAAGCTAACGTTGCCTTGTCTTCTAGCTTTTTGTACCCAACCGTTCAGAGCAGCTTGAGTAGCTTTGTAGTGTGTATATCTATAAGCTTCAGACTTAAACTGTTCTACTATATTCTTTATTGGGCTTTGGTTTACTGCTCGTCCACCACCATATTCCATAAGAGGAGTATCCCCTCTTTTACGACTTACTCTCATAGACTGATATTGACCAGTAGTCATGCCAGCACCCTCAGGTATAGCTTGTTCTACTTTAGAATCTCTTGCTTTAACTGCAAACTTATTAATAAACGTTTCTTTGTGATCAAAAGCTACTCTCTTTAAATCATCTAAAGTAGTAATAGATGGGTTCCAAGAATTATTCTTATTAATAACTGCATTTATTCTAGCTAAGTCATCACCTGTTAGAGCTAACTTGTTTATACCTTTTAGTCCCTGCAGTTTTATGAAGGGTAGAATTTCATCTACAATATTATTTAATTGTTTAACTGCTGTATCAGCTTCTTTACGGCTGAAAGAACCTAACAGGGTTCTAAAACCACCTGTTGCTTTTCTTCCACCAGCTAATGTGTAATCGTATACTGTACCTATGAAGTGTCTCATAGTCTCGTTGTTACGTGGTCCACCTACGTTGTAACCAAGTACGTCTGTTTTTTCAGGTACTCTTGCACTTACCACATCTGTAACATGATCGTAGAATATACCGTCTGATGCTTCAAATGGTTCATCTAGTTTATAGACAATTCTAGAACCTATCTGTGTGTTAGTAACAGGTCCACTTACCCTACTAAACACTACAACATCATCAGCTAATTGTTCTGCTACTTCAACAGCAAGAGTATCGTATCCCTCTTCTACTGTAACTACTTTACCGTTACGTTGTGCAACTCTCTTTAGTATATCAGTAGCTTTAATATTCCATGATGCATTACTTAAATCTATTAAAGATCTATAACTTTCTAACTGTTTTTCTGAAGGTGTTTTACCAAAGAAAGAAAAGAAGTCTGTTACAAACTCTTCAGTACTTGGAGCACCTCTTCTGGCAGCTAGTCCAGTTTCTACGTCACCTAGTAGACCATCTCTGTAACCTGTAAAGATTGTGTTTACTTCTTCATACTCAGTCTTAGATAATCTGGCTACACTTTTAAAAGCTTCATTAGCAAACTTACCAGCTTTGGCTGCTATACCTTCAGCTACGTTTATCATGGAACCTAGTCGTCCACCTAAGGCTGTTTGAGGGGCTGAGAAAATTCCAGCTAGTCCTCTTTTTATAAAACCTTCTTGTAAGGCTACATCTTCTAGTTCATCAGCTAAAGTTTTTGTGTTAACTCTTTCAGTGTACTCAAGTAAGTAACCTTTCTTGTTTACAGTGTAAGGTACACCACCTTCTACATCTTTAAGACGTTCAACTGCCTCACCTTTTATATTGGTAACTCTGGGTGCTTCGACAACTTTGTATGCTGGGTTATTCTTTACAGCTTTTAAGGCTTCTTCAGCAGTAGCAAATGAATCGCCAGTAATAGACTTACCTAGTGTAACAGTATACTTAAAGTTATCTGATCCCTCATCTATAAGTTTAGTGAACTTAACAACTGCATTGTTAGAAGCTGAAGCTGTACGTTTAGCTATCTTAGCTACAGCATTTTGTAGAACTTCAACACTAAAGGCTTTACCTGTTACAGGAGAACTCATAGCCTTAGCTAGTTTATCAAACACCATTGAGTCAGTTGTTTCTGTTACCACTGTAGCTACATGAGGTGCAGTTATAGGTTGTTGAGGACCTTGGAAGGGATTAAAGCTACTTGGTCCAGCTTGTCCTGCTGTACGAGAAGTTGCAGCACCACTATTCATTCTAGCTACTACAGCTCTAGCACCTGACTTAGGACCTAGTATGTTTGTTATAGCTTCAGTAGGGCTTTTAGCTGACATAACCCTTTTTATTATTTCTCTTGTGGAACCAGATATCTTACTTGCACTAGCAGCAGTTGCTCTAGCTGCTAAACCACCAACAACTCTTGTTGTACCTAGTGTGGATATATCTGCAATAGCTAGTAACTGTTTAAATCCAGCATCTTCATCAACACCAAAGTTATCTACTAGTACCTGTAAGTCCTTTAGACTCTCATACTCTCTAATATTAAACAATCCTGAACCAGCAGGACTTGCTAACTTCTCATCCCAGTAAGCATCAAACTCTTCAGGAGGTAAGGAGAAAGTATTTGCATACTCTACAGACTTAGTATTATCTCTTTTTATACTGTCTAAAACAATAGCTTGAAAAAGAAATCTTGGTACATCTAAAGTACCTGCAGCTAACCATTTAAAAGTAGAGGGGTCACTCTCTTCCATGTTCTTAACAATACGGTTAGACAACCTTTCATAGTTAGTAAGAAGACGTAAAGCTTCTGGGTTAACTGTCTCTTCATCTACTAACAACATACTGTTAAAGATAAACTCTCTAGGAGCTACAGCTTCTTGTAATCTTTTAGAGTAGTCTTTTACAAGTACGGAGGCTTCTTCTACTGAAGCACCTCCCTCATACAAAGTATCTAAGTATCCCTCTAAGTCAGGGTATTGTTTAGCTAAACTTTCATGGGATAGATCACCCGATGCTCTTGCATTAGCAATTTCTGTAGAGTCAACACCTAACAGTGTAGCTTGTTCGTCTACTTTAGCTATCTCATTTAGAGCAGTAGGGTCAATAGGTTTAGGACCTACCTCTACTGGCTCCTCTAATGGAGTGTTAGCATCTTCAAAAGTTGGAATCATATCCATTATTGTTTATCCTGTTTAGTATAGAGAATTAGGATCTGCTGGTATTTTACCTGTTTGTGTAGATGTTGGTTTTTTAAAAGCTCCTTGATCCATACCAAACTGGAATGCTTGCATACCTAGTCCACCTAAGGCTTGGTACTGAGAAGCTTGTAAACCGTACTTAGATATCTGACCAGATATAGCTGATAGCTGTGTACCTGTTCCTAAACCAGAGAATAAGTTAGAGGCAGCTCCACCTAGACCTCCAGATAATCCTGAACTATCTGCTGTACCAGTACCAGCTGCTGTAGCCTGTGCTCTAGCTGTTGCAAGTTTATTGGATCTTATTGCAGATCTTCTCTGTCTACGAGTTTGTACTTGCTGTGCTCTTTGTTGAGCTTGAGCTTGTTTCTTTTGTGCTTTAGTAGATGCTACGGCACTACCTACACCTACAGCCAAACCTATCACAGCTATTGTTGTTGCTATACCCACACTAACACTCCTTTAAATAAACTGACTCTGTTTTATCATAACCCATTCGAGTATACAGAGAACTTAAATTACTAATACCTTCAATGTCACACATTCCTATGTAATTTGCTCCACGATCTTTAGCCCACTTCTCAAAGTGTTTAACTAATTTTATAGAACTTACTGTACCTCTAAAGTCATTAGATACAAACCAAGCTAACTCGGAAGCAATTGTTTTATGAGACATGTAAAACTCAGTTAACAAACTAATTAAAGCCCCTTGTATTTCACCATCTGCATCTATTACAAAAACACCCATGTTAGTGTTCTGTATAGCTGATAAGACAAACTGTTCTGTTTTATCTTTGTCCCACTTGTGGCTCTTAGGTGCTTCCCTTGAGAACTCTCTAGCTAAAACTAATATGTCAAATATATCTTCTTGGGTGGCTTCTCGTATTCTAGAATTTTGTGTTTTTAGCACCTATTACCTCGTAACCTACTAGGTGAAAGTCCTTACCTGAAGTACTTTCAAACCTTAATTTCATTGATCTCCCTCTACCCCTTACTTTAGACTTGGTTACTACGGTGTCTGTAGGGTAATTAATAGAACCTAAAGAATCTGGGTCTACAACTGGTACATTCTTTAGTTTGTAAATCTCTCTAGGTGTAGAGTTAGCCTTAGTTAGGTTCCAAGACACTGACATCTTACAGCTAGAAGGATTAATAAATTCATAACCTACACCATTATAAGTGTAACCATCTTCAGTTACTCTCATGTATGTTGTAACGTATGGAGCATTCTTAAATGTTGTCATGTCTCCCATGAAGTCATAACCTGCTTCAGCAAAACTAGAGTAATCACCTGTACCCCAATCTAGGTAACTGTCTCCTGAGAAGTGAGCAACAGTTAATTTACCATCTACACCACTCCTAACAAGTAACTTAATCTCACTGTCACCTTGTAAGAAATCTTTGTACATAGTGGATACTACAGTATCTGAACCATTAACTATAGTATCAACACCGTTTACAACTTGTGTCTCTGTAGCTGTAGAGCCTAACCCACTAAAGTAAGAACTACCAATAATGTAGTGTCCTGCTGTACCATCAGATACTTTCCAAGGATAGAAGGCTTGTAAGTTAACATCGAGTATCAGTACACTATTGTACTTGTAGTCTATGTCTTCTGTAGCATCAGGGTAAAACCAAAACACTTTCTGGTTTACTTCATCGTACTCAACAAAGACTTGAGCTTTCTTTTCGTTAGGTATCTTATTCCATAAAGTTTGTATAGTAGCTAAAGATATGTTTTTAGTTTCTGGTTGACCAGATGTTTCAGATGTTTGTATAGTGTATATGCCAGTTTTAGACCACCAGATAGGTGCACTACCAGCTACAACAAAACTATTTTCATTTACTAGACCTACATCAGATATCTTAGAGATAGAGAACTCAGTAGCCCTAAAGACATTATCAACACCTGATATAGACCAAACACCATTCTCAGCAAACACTAGGATAGCTGCTCCAAAAACGTGTAGCTTACGTATGTTATGAGCTGCAGCTATCTTAACAACTCCACCATCAGTATCTAGTAAATCAGATATGTCTTCTGAAGTTGGATCATTTACTTGGTAACAGTGTCCTAACTCTATATTGTTTTCAATTATCTTAGAGAAATAAATTTTACCACCGTTCTTAGCTGAATCAATACCAGCATAAAAAACTCTACTTCCAAAGGAGGCAACTGTCCTAAATCTATTAGGCTCATTTTCAACAGTTAAAGAAGTGTAAGAAGTAGAAGTCCAAGTACTTGTATGAGGTAAAAACTTTCTTTCCTTTTGAAAAACGTCTAATATAAAATGACCATTAGATGTTAATGTAGATCCTCTATAAACTTTTTTCCATTCATTTTCATCAAAGTTACCATTAGCAGCTTTACCAGTATACCAAGGGTGGGTAAGAGGAGGGTAACCATCTCCTCCGTCTATAAAATCACCTAAAGCTGTATGTCCTAATTCACCAACCCAACCACTGTTTGCAGTATCGTATTTTCTTTGATTAGAAACAGTAGTTGAAAGTGTCTTTGTAAAATACTGATCCTCTAATTCAGTAGAAGAACCTTGCCAATCAAAGTCTCTTTCCTTAAAAGAAATAGTACTAAAAGCTATAGAACCTACAACTGGATCATATTCTACACGAAGAGTTTTTATGGCTGGTGAAGCTATAATTAACGTACCATTTATAGATGTAACTTGTATTTTTTCTTCAGAAGGATTGTAAGTATTGTTAGCTGTGTATCCCAGTAAAATACCTGATGTAACTGCCACTTCTTGAGCAGACAAAGGATCTTTAGATTTTTCATAAAAGGATAGACTACTACCTATTTGTACAACCAAAAACTCTAGGTTGGGCTGACCTGCAACATTATACCAAGTATCTGTATGGAATACTGAACCTTCAGGTATAACTATACCGTCTGTAACTGCATTGTCTTCTAAGACTACAGCCTTACGACGACGACGAGTACCATCCCTCTCTAAGGAACAGTTTAGCTCATCTACAGAAGCATTCTCAGGAAATGTTAATTCACTAGCTTCCG